GTTTAATCTTATTACGTAAAGAATAGTGACCACCACACTCACAAACAATATCTGTCTTTTGGTGATTCTCCATTTTAGCCTTCAAGTCAGTTTCATGTATCTCTTTTTGGATCTTATAATGCTCTTCTGCATCTAAACATAATTTTTTACAAATCTTTCTGTAATCAATCCAGAATAAATCATTACATTTTTTCGAATGTCTATTGTGATTCGTTTGGTCTAGAATAGTTGAATGAATAAAAATCACATTAACATCACAATTAGAACAATATTTGTTTAAATGCAATTTACGACGATAAGAAGAATATTTAATCCCTTCATCATTAAATATTTTACGCCATTTTGGTATTTTTTTTGATAATTCTAATTGGGACATCTCTTTATAATTAACAAATTCTAAATACATATCGCTTTCTTCTATTTCTTTTTGGTATTTAGAAATTGGACTTATTAAATCAACGTTCTTACTTCCTACTATTTCCATTGTTATATATTAGTATAATATTACATCTTTAAGTAGTTTTCTTAATTGTTTAATTAAATTATCCCTTAATATTTTTTTTCAATTTTATTTAATATTAAGGAAATATATATGAACTGTTTTGACAACAAGATTACCGAGGAATACTTGACTCAGTTGTGCGATACTTTAGCAAAAGCTCAGATGACTTTGATGCAGACTAAGGAAGATGACCCAGAAAAGCAGAGTGATATTTCAAAACAATTAACTGGTATTAATTCACTTTTGACATGCTCTATGAGATTTAGAAATGTAATGAGAAAGTTAAAAAAATAATGTTATCTATTATTATAATGAGAACCTTTGACCCAAGAACCATTCAAGGAAAAGCCGTATCAAATAGAAGAATGACTGGTTGTGGATATGGTTCATTTTTGTTAGGAGATACTTTAGGAGGATTGCAAGAAGCAGATAATCAACCATCCGCTCTGTCTGGAAATGGCTTGGGAATGGGAATGTATAGAACAACTGCGATACGACCATCCGTAATGCCAAAATCTGGAGCGGGACTTTCAAGCATTAACAAGAAATTGGAGAGTTTGATGGTTAAGGCATCCAAACCTAAACCTAAGAATATCAAATTCAATATGTAATGATTTTCTATTTAGGGAATTTGGAATTAGAATAATCTAAGATTTTTTATCTTACATTATATCATAATGTCTGACGCACTTATTTACGACCTTTCTTCCCAAACTGAAGGACCTCCTACTGTTTTCGTAAGAAAGGATTGGCTTTCTTTGATTGATAATCAGAACGGTTCTTACAGCGGAAATCAGTCTGTCATTGATACGTCGCAGTTGTCTAACTCCAACAGATATATGTCATACGCTAATGCTTACTTGCAGATACCTATGGTTATGACTCTTACAGCTGATGCAAATGGTGTTGGTTTTGCTCCAGCTACTGCTGGTACCTCAGCTGACTATGCTTGTGGTCTTAAGAACTGGTACGGTTCTATTATTCATTCTATCCAAGCAGAATGGAACGGTGTGACCATAATCCAACAGACAAATTTCCAAGGCCTCTATAATACTTTTAAATTACTAACTACTCTTTCTTATAATGATATTTTGACCCAAGGTTCTGAGATTGGGTTCTATCCCGATGATGCTTTGGCTGTTATCTTTAATGGCGCTGCTTCAGTTAATGGTATCGGGAGCTGCTTTACTCAGAATGCGATGTCTGTCCCTCCAGTTACTGGGGCTCATTCTACTTATAACACTGGTAATATCGGTTTCTTCAAGCGTCAGCAATACATTAACTATGACCCCGCTGGTTTAACTGCTCCTACATCAGATGCTTTTAGCACTCTTTTGACGGCTGCATCTTGCACAACTATTTGGAAGAGTTATATTTTTAATAAAGTTAATGGTGTTGATGCTGCATCAAGAGGTGTTGTGCAGTGGGGTATTAATGCTATAGTGAAATTGAAGCATCTCCATCACCTCTATGAAAAAATGCCTTTGGTAAAAGGAGTGTTTATGAAAATTACACTTACACTAAACAACTGCTCAGTGAACTTTTCTTCTGCTGGTATTGGTGGTGCTTTGTCCATTAACTCTGTTACTTCAAATGTGGGTGGTGTTGTGCCTCTTCAAATTGCCTCTGCTGCTGGAGGTAACGGAAGTGTTGCTACTTTTGGTGTGGTTGGTGCTTATACTCTATCTCTTGCTGTTGGTGCGACTCCTCTTGTTTCTTCTCAGCTGGCTGTTGCTGGTGTGACAGCAAGTCCTCTTGGAAGAAATATTACTTTGAATGTCCCTTCATTTGTGATGAGTCCTCCATTTGAGGCTGCTTACTTGGCTTCGCAAGTTAAAACAGTGGAATATTTCGACCTATATCAATATCAAGTACTGTCAATTGCGAGTGGTGCTCAATTTAACAACTTGATTACAAACGGAATTTCAAATATTGCTAGTGTTCTTGTTCTTCCCTTCTTTACGACTGCTGCCAACGGTAACGTTAATCCTTTATATTCTCCCTTTGATGCTGCGGGGACGGGTGTTACTTCTCCTCTTTGCATACTGTCCAATTTCAATGTGGTTGTGTCTGGTGCTAATGCTCTATATAACACTCAGAAGTATTCTTACCAGCAATTTGCTGAACAACTTTCTGGATGCAATGCTGTTAATGGAGACCAGACTGATGGTCTTACATCTGGCCTTATATCTCTTCTAGACTTTGAGACTGCTTACAACTACTACTATGTTGATGTTAGTAGAATGTTAGATATTGAAAAATCGGTTCCCAAATCTGTTTCTATCCAAGGTCAGAATATGTCTGCTAAGGCTATCGATTTGATTGTATTCATTACATATAAACAGCAGTTGAAGATTGATGTATTAACCGGGTCCAGAGTCTAAGTTTTCACAATCGTAAATATAGCAATCATATTCGCCATTAAATTAGCAATTTTGATTGCCCAATTCTTTAATTATTTAAACGAATATTAACTATAATATAAAAATTTTATATGTTTGTATATTATATGTTATCAAACTTTGAAATTATGAATCTTGCACAAAAGATGAGATTGCCTTTAGAGAAAGTTTGTTTCAAAAACGAACTGTCCTATGAACCATTAAAATATAATGTTGGTTATATAATTAACTCTCAAGATGATGTGGATGATGAAACTGGTAAAGATAATGGAGGAATGCATTGGACTGCATTGTATGTAGCCAAAACAAAAGATGGACGAATAGAACCCTTGTATTTTGATTCATTTGGTGCACCCCCATCAGAAGATGTACAGAAATTTGTGAAACCTCATTACTTGCCGTATCTTACAAAAGATATCCAGAGTCTAATGGCAGATTGTTGTGGATTCTATTGTTTAGCATTTCTTTACTTTGTCAGTGTCTCATCGGTTGGTAGAACTGGTCATCTTTATCAAGATGGTGAAACTTTTATTGATTTATTTGATGATTTAAATAAGAGTAATGATTGGAAAAAGAATGAATGGATTTTAAGTCAATTCTTTCAAGCAAAAGACCCAAATCATAGAAAAGAAATAAATGTATTTTGCGAGGATAAACAAAGCCAAGAAAATAGTAAAAATATGAAAAGTTACCCAGTCGAAGTAAGAGGATTGTCTAATTAAATATAGTGTTATGTATATGACGATCTTAAGCGAAGTATTTTATGTTTGTCTTGTGACGACCGCATCTGCGACTTTAATTAAACTAGCATCACTATGCTTCAAAAGCAAATGCAAAGAGTGCGAAATTTGTGGAGGTCGAATCAAAATTATTAGAGATGTAGAAGCAGAAACAAAGGAGAGAGAATTTGAATTGACTCATCCTCCGAAAAGTCCATCCTCAAAAGATTTAGCAGAAATCTAAAATGTTTTCCATCGTTATATTATAATATTGTTATAATATATGTTAGCAGAAATCTTTGTGGTCGGTATTGTTCTGTTAATCTTTTTTTCTGTTGGACTATATGGGTATCGGGTGGCATTCTATTAACCAAATGTTAAGGAAACCTTTAAATGTTAATGCTTTAACTGGATATTAAGGCTTAACTATCGTTTAATGCATAAAATCATAAGCATTTGCGAAATAAAAAATTTTTTATTAATGATTTAATATCTATTTATTATAAAATCTATAGTTTAAACTTAATATTCGTTTAATAATACCAATATTAAGTGTTTAATTCATCCAACTCTTAACTTTTATTTTATTTATTTATCTATCATCACAGTTATTTACTCTTAGAATATTCTTCCTTACATTTAGGTGAGCGTAAAGCATCTCCATACGACAACTTATGTTTATCAGCAAATGCTTTCACAAAGGCAATCCACTTGGACATTATGTATTACCTAAATATTTTAATTTAGATATCAATTCGATTTAGTAAATCAGTTGGAATCTCAAAATGTGCTACTTGCTTTCCCCAAAATCCATCCCTAAAAACGGCTATATTTTTAATTTTAAATTCTGCAAATAATTTGGCATCATAATAGATGTAGAATAATCCATTAGTGAACTTAAACACAAAGCAAATGTTTTGTTCTTTTTTTGTTTTATGAACTGGGATAATAGTTGTTAAATACTTTTCATAACTACATCTTCTACTTTTGAGTTCGTATTTCATTTGTGGACTTTCAAAATCGTATGCACAATACTTATTCTTTGTCTTCTCCATTTCATAATCCTTGAAAAACACTCTTAATTGTTCTCCTACAATTGATTCACTTTCCAATCCAAATTTGTTGTCTATTTTGTAAGTTCTCTCTTCAATTTCAGTCATTATATAAAATAGAATAATATTAAAAATATATATAATAAATTAATTAGATACTTAACTTTCTCCTAAAGATTATTTTTTAAACAATTTATATAGATTTAATGTTGAAATTAATATATATTCCTTAATATATATGACAGATTTAAAAACGGTTATTAAGAAAGCCCGTCCTACTTTGAGCGATAGTAGCATTACAACCTATAATAGCATATTGAAAAATCTTTATGCTAAAGTGTTTGGAGATAAGGAAATCGATTTAGATGATTTTGAAAATTCTAGTAAAATCTTGAAGCATCTAGAAGATGTAGAACCAAATAAAAGGAAAACTATATTATCGTCATTAGTTGTTATTTGCAAAGACCCTAAACCTTATCGCACTTTAATGCTTACTGATATTAAGGATTATAATAAGGAGGTAGCAACTCAAGAGAAGACTGAAGAACAAAAAGAAAATTGGATTGAACAAGACCAATTACAGTCTGTATACGATACTTTAAAAAAGGAAGCCGATTACTTATTCAAAAAGAAAGACCTTACCATAAATGATTTGCAGAAAATACAAAACTTTATTATTGTGGCACTATTTCATCTTATCCCTCCCCGGAGAGCAAAGGATTTCTGTGATTTCAAAATCCGAGGCACAATAGATAAAGAGAAAGAGAATTGGTTTGATGAAAAGGCATCTGAATTTTCCTTCGCAAGTTATAAAACATCCCGTTTTTACGGAATTCAGAAGGTTAAGATTGATAAGGTGTTAAAATCTATACTGAAGAAATGGATTGCTGTTAATCCAACTGAGTGGCTTTTGTTTGATAATAATAGTCAAAAACTTAGTCCAGTGAAATTGAATCAGCGACTCAATAAAATATTTGGTTCTGAGAAGGGGGCTAGTGTGAATTCTATTAGGC